GCTAGATTTCAAGTTGCGTACTATAACTCTGCTGTAGCAGCTAGAGTTATTTCAGATGCGGGTAATAGCGCAGATATTACTTGCACTACATCAGGCGCAACAATAAACATTAATACTACTGGCGGTTTAACATATATTGTTACAGCTACAGCAATTCAAAATAGAAAATTAGGGGCTTTCCCGTACGTTGGGTAAGCATATCTATTTATTAAAGGCTAAATAATGGAAAAACTATTCTCACTGTTTATGAAGCTGTCTAGCCCACGTATCCCTGTGGCGCTGGATAAGCAAGCTCACTTTAACGGAGGCGCAATCTTGGCCTTTGTAGCGTACTTCGTTATAGGCTACTGGGCCTTATTACTTGTAGCTATAGTAGCTGGCGCAAAAGAGTGGTATGATTACAAGCATCCTAATCATACCGCAGATTTTTATGATTGGTTAGCCACGACACTAGGGGCTATTGTTACATTAGGAGTTATATATGTCTGTTAACTTATCCCCTTTAGGCGGCGCTGGCGCACAGTTCTTCACCAACGATGGCGTCCCTTTATCAGGCGGTCTACTGTACACTTACCAAGCAGGCTCTACTACGCCTGCTACTACATACACATCAGGCTCAGGCATTACTGCCCTAGCTAACCCAATTATCTTAGACGCAGCAGGCCGAGTGCCTACTGGCGAGATTTGGTTAACAGACGGCATTGCTTACAAGTTTGTACTAAAAGACTCCACAGATGTATTAATTGCCACTTGGGACGGCTTGTCAGGCATTAACTCTAACTTTATTGCTTACTCATCGGTAGAAGAAACAGCGACGGCTACAGCCGGTCAGACGGTATTTGACTTATCGTTAACTTACATTGTAGGCGCTAATAGTTTAGCTGTGTTTGTTAATGGCAGTAATCAGATTGTTAACGTAAACTATTTAGAAACCGATGAGAACACCGTTACGTTCATAACAGGTCTTAACGTAGGCGATGTAGTTAAGTTTTCAACTGCCACGCCAGTTGCTACTAATGCTATGGATGCCGCTAACGTATCCTACACGCCCGCAGGCGCTCAAGCGGTGACAACTAACGTGCAAGCTAAACTTCGTGAGACAGTGTCTGTTATGGATTTTGGTGCAACTGGGGATGGTGTAACAGATGATACGGCAGCTATTGTTGCAGCCTTAGCCGCAGCAAAAGAAGTATTCTTTCCTAGCGGTACATACCTTGTATCTTCAAGTATTACGCTAACTACAGGGCATAGGCTTATAGGCGCAGGCCCTTCTACTGGCGGATCAACTATAAATGTAAGCGCCAACACTATTGATTTATTTACGCCTAGTGCAAATGCACGAAATATTGTAATTGATAGCTTATCTTTAAACTCTCCTACTGGCGGTACTAACTCTGCGGTTAAAGCTAGTGCTTCAGGATTAGCAGAGTGCATACAAAATAATTTACGCATATTAGGGTTTAATTATTGGATTAACGCTACTGAGCTATATTGGCAAAATACCCATACAAACATAAGAAGTTTTTGCCCTAACAGCATATATATATTTGGTACTGGCGGCGGGAGTATTAATAATCTTTTTGAAAACGTATATATAGATTTATCAGGTGCTACGGCTAATGGTTATCAGGCAATTACATTAAAAGCGACAAAAACAACACGGTTTGATAAATGTAATTTTGGCGCAAGTGCTACTTACACTGGAAGATGGATTCAAACAACAAGCTCAAATAATGCGTTAACTTTTGCAAACTGTAACTTTGAAGAAATTGCGGTAGCTAATGCAGACTTTGTATTTTATCATTCCGGCGATACCGACGTTGAGTACAACGCTTGTACTATGGTTGGCGCAACTAAAGCAGGGGCTACAGGCAGTTTAATTTTAGCCCAAGGAAATACTTGTGCGGTTACAATAGTTAACTCTAGTTTTGCACAAGGGGTTAATACAGTAGATTATTATTTAGATATTCAAGCTGCCGCAGTATCTTTAGTAAACTCCCCTGTTTTTAATAACAGTACAAAAATAAATTATAGCGCAAATGGCGGCGTATATCCGCCAGTTATACAAGACTTAAGCAGCGTAAACAAAGAATTAGAATCCGTAACGTATAAACGTATTGCGTCTGCAACAAACCAAGATTTTGCGCAAAAAGAAATATTTACTAGCTATCAAAGTACAGGCGCTGTACATAACTTACTTACGTTTACATATACTGCGCCTATAGACTCAGGAGATACTGCAGCTATATCGGGCGTGTTAACCGTTATGTTCACGGGTAGAAATGATGCTGGCGCAAGAACGTCAGGGTTTGCTAGTTTTTACATAATATATAATAATGATGGTCAAACAACAGTTACTAGAGATGCAATGTTGTCGCCAACTGGCGCTTCGCGGACTGTAGATATAACCGTAGCGCAAAGCGGTACTTCGCTTCAGTTAACAATAACGCCTAATCTTAATGCTATTAGTGGCGGTGAAGTTACCTCGTCGTTTAAATATTTACACGCTAGATTTGCAAGCTCAGATATTTCAGTTGTATATGCAGTTTAATATTCAGTAGCATGATACCGGATGATGTGTGGCAAGTTATCGTTGACCATTATAAGAAATATGATAAGGTAACGTATGACGCAGAAGCAAAAAAAGCAGTAGAGCAGCATGCTAAAGTTGTTAATTTTGATGGCGGTGTGTTTATAGTAGTAGAGAATGAATTTGATTTATTCGTATCTCAAGCTAGACAAGGCAAGTGGAATGTAAAGCATGAGATTACAAAAGTAATAGATTCAATAGCCAAGGATTACCCAACGGCTATAATACAGATACAAGAGGGTAACGCTAAATCTTTACGGTTAGCAAAACATTTTAAGTTTAATGAAGTTAGCCGTAATGATGGGCTTATTAGATTGGAGAAACAATTATGGGTGGAGTAGTTAAAGCAATAGGTAAAATTGCGGGGCCAGCGCTAAGTGTTGCAGGCATGGCGACAGGCAATCCTGCGCTTATGGCAGCAGGGTCTGCTGTAGGCGGTCTTCAAAGTTCTTCAGCGGCTAAAAAAGCGGCCAACGCTCAAGTTGCCGCCGCGCAACAAGCGGGCGACCTTCAAAAGGAAATGTATTATAAAAACCTTGAGTTGCAAGAGCCGTTCCGCGAGGCGGGGCTGTCAGCGCAAAACAAACTGCTAGACTACATGGGTCTAACACCTGGCGCTGGCGGTAAGTACACTAAAGACTTTAGCATGCAAGACTTCCAACAAGACCCAGGCTATGCGTTCCGTATGTCCGAGGGTCTTAAAGCGTTAGATCGTACGGCAGCCGCTAGAGGCGGTATGCTGTCAGGCGCAGCGTTAAAAGGCGCTCAACGCTTTGGTCAAGATTTAGGCTCTCAAGAGTATCAAAACGCGTTTAACCGTTACCAAACTAACCGCGCTAACCAACTTAATCCGCTACAAAGTTTAATGGGTGCAGGTCAGACAGCTGCTAATACTTTGGGTTCAGCAGGTCAGAACTACGCTAACCAAGCTGGTGAAGCGTACATGGGCGCAGGTAATGCCCGCGCATCAGGTTACGTGGGTAGCGCTAACGCATGGTCTAACGCATTAGGACAAGCGGCTAATACTTACAGTCAAAATCAATTGATGAATAGAATGTTTCCGCAAGGCGGCGGGAGTTCTTTTGTAGACCCCTCAATATTTGGCGGCACTGCGGCTCCTGGCGTAAGCTATTTTGGCAGTAATAATTATGTTTCGCCCGTAAGCGGCGGGTTTGTTATATAAAGGATATTTAATCATGCCAATAGATCCAAGTATTGCTTTAGGCGTTAAGCCTATCCAGTTTGAATCGCCAATCAATCAAATGGCGAAAATGTACGAGTTGCAAAACCTGCAACAGACCGGTCAAGCAAATCAGCTTGCTATGCAAGAAAAACAACGTGCGATAGCTGAAGACGAAGCTGTCCGTAATTACTTTGCCCAACAAGACAGAACATCTCCTGACTTTGCTAAAGGCCTTTACGGTATCTCCCCTAAAACAGGTCAAGCGTATGAGAAGTTTCAAGCTGAAACAAGTAAAGAAAAAACATTAGCTAAAAATGCTGAGATAGAACAACTTACTAAAATACACGGTGTTCTTAAAACAGGCGCAACACAGGTTTTGGCTAATCCTACATTAGCTAACGCTATCCGTGTTACACAAGAAGTAGGTCGTATGACAGGCTCAGACGTATCGGCTGATCTAGCACAATTAACAGAGCTAGGAGAAAATCCTGAAGCCATCCGTCGTTGGGCGGCGGGGCATGCACTTGAAGCGGACAAACTATTGCCTAAATTTGAAAGCCAACAAAATGTAATGGTTAACGGTGTACCTACTTCACGTATACTTAGCATAGATCAGTTAACGAATAAAGCAAGTACCTTAGAAGGTTCAGCAGCTCCTACATACAATAAACCTGCGGCAAGCACTGTAGTTAACGTAAATAATGCTCAAGAAAAAGAGTTTGAAAAACAATTAGGCAAAGGTCAAGCCGATAAAGTGTTGGCCAGTAAAGCCAGCGCTGAAGACGCGGCGCAAATACTAGCTACTAACATGGTCGGTAAAACCTTGTTAGATAAAGGCATGCTAACTGGCGTAGGCGCTAACTTCTTTACCACGCTTAACCAAGGTCTTAGCCAGGCTGGTATTGATTTTGGTTACGCTGATGCCGCGCAGAACTCACAAGCATACGGTGCATTAATGGCCGCTAACACCGCTAAAATTATTAAACAGTTTGGTGCGGGTACTGGCTTGTCTGATGCTGATAGGGAATACGCATTGAAAGCCGCTGCTGGTGATATTAAAATGGATGAGAAAGCTATTCGTAAGATTCTTGGCATTAATAACAGAGCCGCGCAAAATGCTATTACTAAACATAACAGAGACGTATCGGGTATTAAGACTAACATACCGTTAGCTGTAGACGTAAAAGATTATACGGCTGGCATACCTGAAGGCCGCACTGGCGCAACAGAAAAAGATACGCGTAAACCTTTGTCTAGCTTAATTAAATCTAAAAGGGATTAACTATGGCTGATAATTTTAAAAATCAGATTAATTCGGCTAGACGCGCAGGGTATTCTGACGCTGAAATTATTGACCATTTAAAACAAACAGATTCTGAGATATCTGCTGCGCTGAATGAAGGTTATTCTCCGGATGAAATCTTAGCGCATATTGCGCCGCCTCCTACCAAGATGGAATCATTTGCGCGTGGCGCAGGCATTACCCTTCGCGGTGCAGCGCCTAGTGTTCTAGGTGCCACAGCCGGTGCAGCATTAGGTGCCTTTGGTGGCCCAGCCGCACCTATCACCGTGCCTGCTGGTGCTTTGATTGGCTCTGCGGCTGTGCCTATAAGTGATGCAGTCATAAGTGCTTACAATGCGCTTGCGGGTAAAAACGTGCGTCCTACATCTGAAGTCATTAAGAATATGTTAGGCGGCCCTAGACCTGAAACTACTAGCGAACGTATGCTTGAGGTTGCAAGTGGCGCATTAACCCCAGCAGGCGTGGAATCAACTGCCGCCGGTTTAGTTAAAGCTGTGCCTGGTATGCTAGGCCGCGCTGGACAAGTTATGTCTCAAGCCCCATTGTCTCAAGTTGTTACAGCGCCTACATCTGCCGCCGTAACGCAAGGCGTTACAGAGAAGTCAGGCAACCCATTGCTAGGCATTGCGGCAGGTGCAGCCACAGGCGGTCTTACTAACCTGCGTACTAACGTGCGTCAACAAGCGTCATCAGCAGATCAACTAGCCCTTCGTGCAAAAGCCAACTACGATACATTAGATGCGTCAGGTTTCCAATTAGACCCTAATGCGTTTAAGACCCATTTCGGTACTATTGCGCCTAAACTTCGCGCTAGTCAAGGCTATGTAGAAAACGCCTACCCTAAAGTAAAAGCCGTTATTGACGAGCTAGTGTCTGACACACCTAAAGACGTGGCAGAGATTACAGCGCTTCGTAAAGTTATCGGCGGTGTAAAAGGCAGTGCAGACGCACAAGAACGATTGATTGGCGGTCAACTAATGGACGAGTTTGATGATTACGTTCTTAATGCGCCTGCGTCAGCCATTGTTGGCGGTGATAAGAAAGCCGTTGAAGCGTGGAAGAACGCACGTCAAGACTACTCACGCATGAAAAAAGGCGAGATATTTACTGACATCATTGAGAAGGCTGAACTATCTCAAGGCGACAAAGGTAAAGCTATTGCAAGCCAACTATCTAGCCTGGCTAAGAACGATAAGAAAATGCGTTTGTTTTCTAAGGCTGAACAAGAGCAAATTAAAGAAGCCGCTAAAGGCGGTAAGATACAGTCCCTACTTAATACTGTGGCCAAGTTTACGCCTATGACGCCTGCTGCGGCTATCTTTACCGCCGTAAGCCCTTGGGGTGCGTACACTGCTGCTGGCGGTTTAGCCAGTAAAGCGGCGGCAACAGGCATGCAAGAACGTCAAGCTAACAGATTAGCCAATCAAATGCGCTCAGGTGCAGGCGCTAAACTACCTATCGCTGAAGGCTTTGCGCGTAACCTACCTATGGCGACGTATCGCCAAGGTGTCAACACTCTTGCAACACAACAACAGCAAAACGCTTTAGCCCAATAAGGTAGATTAATAATGGACGATCAAACATCACGCCTCAACCGTATAGAAGAAAAGCTGGACAAAGTAAGTGAAGCGATTGTTTCATTGGCCCGCATGGAAGAACGAATGATTACGTTGTTTAAGCGCATGGACAGTTACGACGACCATCATCGTATATTAGAAGGCCGCGTGACCAAGGTCGAAGTGACGCATGCGTCAGGCGCATGGGTCGAACGCGTGGTGTGGTTAATTGTTGGCGGTCTTATTATGGGGACAATATATTTTGGTAAATAGTCGTAATGTGTCCGATTTGCATCCTAAAGTCGCTGCAATGTGCAAGGCTTTTATTGAAGAATGTGATAAGAAAGGCATTGACGTATTGATTACATCCACGTATCGTGATGCAGCAAGTCAAACAGCGCTCTACAATCAAGGCCGCACAAAGCCTGGCAACATAGTAACTAATGCCAAGGCGGGGCAGTCTTTTCATAACTGGAAAGTCGCGTTTGACTTCTGCCCTATCGTTAACGGCAAATGCCAGTGGAACAATAAGGGCTTGTTTGCAACCTGCGGCGCTATCGCAGAAAACGTAGGGCTTGAATGGGCTGGTCGATGGACTGGCAAGTTTAAGGAGACGGCGCACTGTCAGTTTACTGGCGGTCTGTCACTACTCGATTTTCAAAAGGGGAAGACAATATGAAAGCATATCTAATTGAACGACTTAAAGAAGCATCTACATGGCGCGGTATCGTAGCGCTACTAACCGCCATTGGCGTATCGCTATCACCAGAGCAAGGCGACGCGATTGTAGCCTTGGGTCTAGCCGCCATCGGCACCCTAGGCGTATTTACAGCGGACAAAAAGTAATGACCGCTATTCTTGCTATCATAGACCGCCTGCTACTTTTAGTAGTAAGGTGGGCTGTGGCAAGAGAACAGGCGAAAGCCCAAAGGTTGCGCGATGCACTCGAAGAAAACCCTGCTGATTGGTACGCTGCTCATTTTGACAGCGTGTCAAACCCAGCAAACACTCCAGCCGACAAAACCAACACTGACGATACAAAAGCAAGCTGACGGTGGCATTTGCTTAGATAAGGACAACGCTGCTAAGTTGGGCGTTTACATCCTTGAACTGGAACGCAAATGATCAGCGAAGATTTAAAGCAGTTTGGCACGGATAGGCAAATTGAATTTATTGACGCAGTAAACAAATACGGTTCGCTAAGAAAAGCCGCCGAAAGATTGCAGATTACGGCAGGCACCATTCAAAACGGTCTTGACCGTGTAAAACGCAAAGCCGCCATTCGCGGTTACGCTCCCCAAAACGATATGGTTCACATAGTACCCGACCCCTTTGTGGTGCGCGGTACGTCAACACTCTATAAAGATGGCGTAGCTAAAATACAATGGGTTAAGACACGCATTGAGGACACCAAGCTACAGGAAATAATGCGTCAGTCGATTGACGCTATGAAAGAAGACATCCCTCGGCTAACTGCACTGCCAGCGCCACCGCTGTCTAATGACAACCTGTTAAACTGCTACGTTATAACTGATTATCACTTGGGCATGCTATCGTGGGACGAGGAGACGGGTGAGAACTGGGACGTGGCCATTGCTGAACAGCTAGTCGTCAAGTGGATGGAGCAAGCCATCGCTCAGTCGCCTAACGCAGACACGGCTGTGTTCGCGCAGCTATCGGACTTCTTACACTTCGACGGTATGGACGCTGTAACACCTGCGTCTAAACATCTGCTTGACGTGGACACACGGTTTGCTAAATTAGTCCGTTCTGCAATACGTGTATTACGCACGATAATAGATATGTTGTTAGCCAAGCACCAAAAGCTACACATTATTATGGCTGAC